GCCTCCTGCTCGGTATTTATACTGTTCGCAGCGTCCAAATCGCCCTTATTCACGTAAAGGTCTGAATAAATGTCATCTGCAAGCTCACGGTACAGCAGCGCACCAGTCGCCTCTGGCTCCAACGTACCGTCAAGGTTCATTATTACCCCATCCGGCTCCTTTCCGACACGCTTAAACCCATCAACAAAAGCCTGCTGGACACTCTCCGGCTGCTCACTCAGCGGCTTATCCCAATCAAGCATTTGGCCTATGGCTTCATCGGGTATGTCTACCTCGTAGAGGTGGCCTTGCGGCAACCTCTCCCGAACGTCAGAAACCAGCTTTTCGATTGCAGCAGCAGATTCCCCGTTGTCCTCCACTGTTTTCCACTCAGGGAAATAATCGTAAAACTCGCCCCGTATCTCTGCGGGCGTTTTGTCGTGGTGGATAACAGTCTCTAGCCAGCTTGATTCCTGCGCCGACAAGCCTGTGCCGTTGGCATTGCTTACGGCTAAGATTTCCTTATAAGCATCATCAGGGTGCGCTTGGCTCAGAACCTTTTTATACCCGCCCGCCACATCCGGCGACTCAGCAAAATACAGCCCATGCCCGTAAGCCTGCGCACCCTCACCCGTGCCGATCTTGTCCATCTGGAACCTGTCGAACCTGTGCGGGGAGCCGTGCCATGCAGTCATGCCAGCCATACCCATAAGCCCCGGAATAGCCTTATTAGCGGCCTGCAATCCGTCACCTATGCCACCCATGCCCTCCAGTGCTGTATTAGCCACAGAACGGCTATCCTTGTCCGTAGCCCACTCATAACCGGGCAGGAACTGAGCCAGATTGTGCAGGGAGGCGTTCTCTAGCGCCCAGCCTGCCATTGGCGACTGTTCGTGTGCATAGGCTACCAATCCAGCGGGAGGCCGTGTATCGGGCAATCTGGGCAGCTCAGGGACTCCCTGCGCCATACGGTGACCCAGAGCATCAATGACCGTGTTGGCAATAGACCCGTAAACATTTGGAGCCATTAGCTCCGATCTAGCTGCGGCATTAACTCCGGGCTGCAGGTACTTACTGCTCATAATTAGCCCAATGGAGGAAAGCCGCTAGATGGAACTGGCATCCCAGCCTCTCCGGGTGAGGCCGGTGGGGTTTGAGGCTGGGAGCCAGCATTTGGCATCTGGGCATGATCTTGCATAGCCAGCGGCATGATTTGGGCTAGATTAGAATCTGCCTTTGTCGCCGCCTCCATAGCCTGCGCCCAGTTCTCTATAGTCTCAGATATGACCTTATCCACTTCCTCGGCGGTCTTCTGGTTGTCCAGTTCCTTGCCAATCACCTCTGCCAGCATACCGCGAAGTATTAACTGCTCTTGTGGTGATGGGCCGGGGTTCTGTGGCAGTAGGTGCTCCTCACCCTCATCCGGCTCAATAATGCCCTGCTGAATCATCTGTTTACGCAGACGTTGATGTATTTCCTCGGAGCCGGGGAAGTCAGAATTTTTGAAGAATAAGTCTAAAGCGTTCTGCTGCAGGATAGGGATGGCAGGCATCATGTCACCAAGCTGCGATCTCATTTCCTCGCGCAGTGTGCTGTATGACGGGCCTGTATCCACGCGAATGTCATATTTCATCTGCTGCAGGTCGTTCTCTACACGCTCAACCTCGCCAACATCATTGGTGACCTCATGGTTAAGCACAACAAAGTCCTCACCACCGTCCTCACCCAGAATACGCATAGTGCGCTCTGTGTCGTAAATGCTGGGTATCTGGTCTATCAGAATGCGTCCAGTGTGCTGAATCGCCTTAGTGAAATTATCGATATACTCATAGGTGGATGTATCGCCCAGTGTTCTGCGTGAATCAATCGCTGCTCCAGATACTTCCTGCCCCGGCATACCCAGCGCCGCCTCATGCTTACCGGTGGTCGCCCGTATATCTGCCGCGTCCTGCTGGGCCTGAGCAGCCATAGCAACCGGCACTGTCTGCTGGTCTGCCCTCTGAGGAATACCGCCCGAACCGGCTGCAAGCTGGTCAGGGTTGAACCGCAAATAAGGATAGTTCTGCTCATGGCTATCATCCCACTCCTGCTCATAGCCCTCGATCATTTTGTCCGTTACCAGCCACGGCGACTTAGGCTGCAGGGCTACTGTCTCCAGTGCTGATGAACGGCTGTAGTTGTACGACCGCTGCGGGTCTTTAGCGTTACGCACCATACCCTTGTAGGTGATATTTCCGTCAACGTTAAAGTATTTTCCGTACAGGATAACAATAGGAATATACTGCCAGTCATAGGTAATCGGGCCTTCAAGTACTTCCCATCCGGCCATTTTTCGCCATTCGATCTTATATGTGTCCACCATACGGCTGCGGGTTTCAGTGATTGCCTCACCTGTCTCCGGGTCTACCAGCAGATCGGCAGGTATCTTGTCTATCTCGTCACGCCATTTAACCGTGCCATCAGAAAATGCGACCAGCTCACGCTTCACATAGATGCGGCGATAGTACTCGCACACATTCACCTCATCACCGCGCAGCCAGTTACTGTAGTCCTCGTTGGTGGTTTCCCAGCTCACAGGCTGCTTATCAGGCCACTGGCGCTTAAAGCTCTCCTTGCTCATCCACTCAGACACGAAGCCATACTCGGCATCAGCCTTAGCGTCATCAAAGGCGTTTGGGTCAATCCACACCTGCCCCAGAGGGTTAGGGATGGTCTGGATTATTAACTCTTGGTCGAAGCTGTGGTTGTCGGCATATTTGGATACAACACGCCAAGCGCCCATACCGCCAGCCACGGCATACTTGAACTGCTGGTCGTACACAGAGGCCGCGTTAGACGTAGCCTCAATGTTGCGGATGATACCCGCTACAGTAGTAGATAGCTCCTTGTCGCCGTTCTCAGTGGGCCTCACACGAATCTGTGGGCGCATCTGGCGCTGATCACCGACCACTTGGTCAACAGCAGGCTCCGTCAGGTTGTAGGTCATACAGGGCCGTCCCTCACGATGGCGCAGGGCATAGTCCTCCCACTGCTCGCCATCCTCAAAGCAAAACCGCAAATCATCTGCGGCCTCATCCCTGTTGTCGGACTCTCTGGTAACGCACTCGTCAAAGCGTTTTTTAGCCTCGGCTAATACGTCACTCTCGTCCTGCTTCTTGTCTTTTGGCATTACAACCTAAACTCCCCAGCCCTTCCGCGCCCACGCTTACTGCGAGCCTTTGTGACCGGCTTAACCTTGAAACCAACAACACCGGTGCGAAATGCATCGGCCCCGTGCTTTGCTTCTGTTCTCGCGGGTTCATTTGAGAACACGCCATTCCTATCGTCCCATTTTTTCTTGAAGTTGTCCAAAGCATTGATGCCGTCAGCACATTTCTCCTCATCAAGCCATACAGACGGAAGGAACTCGCGGACAAGCTGTATCTGGGCCTGCACCTCTTTGTTGTTCTTTGGCCTGTCCGCAGTAATGATGGGGTGCATACCTTTCCGCTGCAAATACTCTGCGCGGGACTCGTTGTTTTCGTTGGTTAGCTCGTGGACAGCATCATCGTGTGGAGTGATATGGTGCTCATACACGTAGCCGTATTCATCAGACCATTCGGTTAGTTTTTGCAGATAATGCGCAAATACCTCTCCGTTGCACTCGTAGTAGTTTATACCGTGCCACTCCTTACCGACCTGCTGCATAGCCCAGACAGCCATATAGTCGTTGTAGCCTAAATCCCACCACGTCTGCACACCATACGCCGGGTTATAGGGAACCTTTGTTATCCTGCCGTGCTTACGCATATTAGCCATCTGCTGGGAATAGTAAGCACCTTGCACCGAGCCTTTGAACGCCTCCTCCACAGTTCCGGGGTACTCCCGGCGCATATCGTCCTCGTTAGTCTCCTCCTTCTTCACGTACCAAGCCTTCTGGCCTGCCGACAGGGTAATACCCACCTCAGACTCCAGAGCCGCAAAATACCGGCCCTGCTCCGGCGTGATTACAACGCCATCGATATACTCAGGAGCCAGCGTATACTCCGGGTTCTGAAACCACGGGAAAAAGAATAGTTTTAAATCCAGAGGTGTGAGCGCGGAACCTGCCTGCTGCTTCTTCAGGGCGGTCTGCACCATGTCGTAAAAATGCCCACCCATACCCTCTGCGGTAGACTCAAAAAAGGCCAATCCATCCATAGGGACAGCCTCAAGCGCACCGGTCAGTATCTCCTGCGCCTTATCAGGCCGCGTGGCCGCTATCTTACCGAACTCTGATACGTGCAATATCTGCACTGTGCCCGACCGCATTGATGTGCCCACTCGTATGCTGGAGCCATTACTGAACTCTATGCGTGTAGCCGTTCTCTTGATGGCAGGTCGCCATTCTTTGAGCGCCTCTGGAAGGTTGTCGTATGGGTAACAAATCTTACTATCGAATATCTCAGTGGCATCATTCAGCGCATGAGCTACTAGACCGGCCTTAGTATCTGACCGGAACAAACAAGCATCTAAGGTGAATATCTGTATAAACGTGCTGAAGCCAAGCTGACGGGCTTTCAGGATGACGTTCCGGTAGTGCATATCCTGCAGCAGAACAAACTGGGCGGCGTTAGGCTTGAATAAAACCTTACTGCCCCGCTTATCCGTAATGTAATACAGGTTACTGAGCCTCCAGTTACGGTCTTTCAGCTTTTCCTGCAGGACGGAGCCGGTTAGGTGAGTCACTCATAGTCCCCGTCTATAATGCTTCCACTGGGGAGTTGCTTTGTTTCCGGGTTACTGGGTAATAGCGACTGCTCATTCACCGTCTTAGCTATAGCGTCTAATGGGCTCACCTCTACCTTCAGGCTTACCTCATCAGTGAAACCAAAGCGGTTCTTCACGTTTAAATGCCACACCACGCCGTTACCCTTTACCGCGCCCATAGTCATTAACTGACCAGCATTCTCCCACCATTCCTGCGCTAATAGCTTACCCATCTTAACGGTGTCCGAAAATATAGGCTCTTCCTTTAACCACCTTTGCCATAAGTCGTTGGATATTCTGAACTTATTCTGCCTATATACCCAATTCCTGACAGCTACATCACTCTTACCCTGCTCATACAGGGACAGGAAGGCTTCTCTCCACCCGTCAGGCAAGGTATTCAGGCCCTTCTTTGGTCTGCCGGCTGTACGGACAGGTGCGAAGTCCGCAGGGACTGCCTTACGAGTCATTAGTGCACCGTTACCCCGGATGCGACTATATCGTCCATCTCAATCATATAGTGCTCCATGATCTCGATCAGGTCAGCCATACCATCACATGCTTTGCACTGCATCAGGCCGTTAGCGTAAGTTTCCCACCTATCCTCTGAACCGCAATCGCAGACAATCTTCCCTTCTGGCACTTTGCTGTCATTCTTCATCGTTCTCCCCCGGCAGAATAGCACCTGCCTCCTTGTACCTGTCATGTTTGGCAGGGTTATAGAATGGGCTATTCGGGTTAACGTGTAGTTTCACTGAGTCCTTTACTAGCTTCTCGTTGCGCTCGTGCTGGGCAGCAACCTGCTGGGCAAAGAACTTTTTAGCCTGTGGGTGGGCATTATCATCCAGTAAGAGGTCGGCAATATCCTGCCGCCCGAAACACTCATCAGTCAGGGACTGAAAGGCATAACTAGTCTCCTCTTCCTGAGCTATATTGCGCTTGTCACCCACTAGACAGAAACCTCATACGTCTCGGTAAACACGCTATCTGCCACCGTGCGTAACTTTCCGTCCTCCAGCACCACCCAGTCATTGGTCGATGCCGTGTAATTACCGTCTACCGTATTAACCTGCAAAGATAGTCCAAATGGCTGGATATACAGGTGGGTTAGGTTGGTGGCATCCGCTGGGGCCGTAATAAGCAGGGTGGCAATCTGAACCAGTGAGTCTGTATCCGTTACCTGCAGCGCGTTAATTGTCTTGGGTCGTCTCGTGTAGTCCATGTCAGTCTCCGTCTACCAGTTTAACAGTTTGGTCAGTGTCGCCGCATCGTGAGTACGGGGTGCAAATGCTGCATTGGGGTGGTTGCCCTGTGATTGTATCCTGCGGCGTGTTTCCACACTGCGCCCAGCCTCGGACTTCTCTTTGCGTGTCTTGCGCTTTGAAGTGTCAGAGTACCGGGTTTTATAGCACTCGATACACATACTCTGGAATTGGTCTTTGCGCATATACTGACCGCGCTTATAAAACAGGTCAGTGCTCTTTACCTCGTTGCAGCGTGTGCAGAGTTTTTCCGTGGTTATTTTCTTTTTAGTCATGTTCCTCTCCGTTGTTCCTCTAATTCCTCAATAGTAAGGCCATCACAATACGCTTTTTCACCGGAAACTTCCTCCCATCTGGTGACAATAACGTCCACATAGGTGGGATTAAGCTCGATTCCGTAGCAGATTCGGCCTGTAAGCTCCGATGCGATAAGGGTCGTGCCAGACCCTAAAAAGGGGTCATATACAGCCATCCCAATAGAACTGTTGTGTTCTATGGGCCGCTTCATGCACTCCACCGGCTTCTGCGTACCGTGACCACTATCCAAATCACCTACATCGATATTCCAGATAGTCGATTCCTTCCGGCTTCCCTGCCACTCGGCTGTTCCGCGTGTTGCGTACCAGCAAGGCTCGTGCTGCCAGTGGTAGTGGCCCCGGCTGATAGCAAACCGGCTCTTTGCCCAGATGATCTGGGATCGGCATTTGAATGCAGCCTTCTCTAGAGACTGCTTGAATACATCGCTATGGAGACTAGCGTGCCACACATAAGCGATATTACCGGGGAATAGGGAGTAAGCATCGTACCAGTCGGCCCGGTCATCGTTAAGCACATCACCGCGCTCCACCTCTTGCCGGCCGGAATCCGCTCTCCAGTTTGGTTGGTACTCAACACCATACGGCGGGTCGGTCACCATTAGGTTTGGTTTAATGTCGCCTAACAGCCTCTCTACGGCCTCCACGTCCGTGCTATCGCCACATATAAGCCTATGTTGGCCTAGCTCCCATAAATCGCCTAAGCGCGATACAGGCTCATCTGGAGCCTCTGGTATTTTGTCTGGGTCTTTGTCCGTGTGGTTGATAGACTTGAGCATCTTATCAATCTCGGCCTGCTGGAAGCCCATCAAGTCCATATTCTTATATTCTTCATCCACCAGCTTAAGCATTACGGCCTGAAGTTTGCTGAAGTCATTACCGGATAGATCACCAAGCTGGTTATCCGCAGCGACATAAGCCAGCCTCTCGGACTCATCAATATCCTCGACAACCGTTACCGGTATCTCATTGAATCCAGCCTTGATAGATGCCTGCACCACACCGTGGCCGGCCAGTATCACGTTATCGTCTGTCACCACCGGGCGGCGCAGTATGCCGTTATGGGCAAGCTGCTTTGCCAAAACGTCCATCTGCTCCTCTGGGTGAGTCCGTGGGTTCATCGGATGCGGGGTTAAGTCGCCCGGCTTAACTAGCGCCTCGTGTGTTTGGTGTGTCATATTGTGACAATCCTCGGCTCGCTGGCCTCGTCTATTTTGTCCTGCAATTCTGCGGCCTTACCATAGAAAAACATGACAATCCGCTGGAGCTCCCAGTGGCTATACGTCTCTAGACGCTTACCGAAAAGTATGCTGGCAGGGAATACAAGCTCATGAGGGAAGCCCTCTGGAAGGTTCTCGCTGTCTGTTGTCAGGCAGTGCAGGCAGGTGAGAATAGGCATCTCAGCCGTGTTAAACGTGCCGCAGTTAGGGCACTGAACCTTATCGCCTACCGAGCAGGCTAGTTCTACCCCAGACCCCTCAGCAAATCGAGCGTGTATATTTTTCGTCCTAGAGTCGCGCTGTTCGCTCCCCTCAGAACTAGCTGCCTTCTGGCTATCGCTAGATTGCGGTTCGCTATCTCGTTTTGTGCTGGGGTTATCGTTATTGTTACCGTTTCCGCTGGCGTTACCGTTGTCCATGTTAATACCTCCTCACCGGTATCTGGGTTATCTATGCGGTATGAAAGCTCTGCGGGAGCCTCAAGCACCCCGCTATCGTTTACAAAAGACACGACAACCTTCACCTCGGACTGCTCCAAGTATCGCCCGTCTGTTGGTTCTGCGAATCTAGCCTTCATCATTAAGCCTTTAATTTTGTTGCAGCAATCATATCATATCAGCAAACGTGCGACCACGTTATATGGTTCTTGATGAAGCTGATAGAGCTTTGTGAGACTTTGTAATCTCTCGCTATCTCCACCTGCGTTCTGCGGTCTGCCCTGATTGCCCTTATGTCATCATCGGTAAGGTGGGTTCTGGGGTGAAGCTCACCTTGCGCCGACTTGCTGGAATTGGCCTCGATGGTAATCCACTGGCAATTAGCTGGCTCATAGTTCCCATCGTTATCGATGCGGTCAATTGTGAGGTCGTCCGTGTAGCCGTGGCTGTGTGCCCAGTCTCGGAAAGCGGAAAAGCTATTCCATTCAGCGCATACCTTGATTCCTCGGCCTCCGTAGTGCGGGAATTTTTCGTTATTGGGATTTCTGCACCTGCCTCTCATTGCGTTATAGGTATTGTACAGGCGTGTCCTAGCGCCGCCATGTATTTCATATTTTCTAGCCATGTTATCTCTCCAGTTTTTCCAGAATCTCGTTAACTTCATCGAGCAGGTCTAGTTCTAGGCCGTGCTCCTGCTTGAACTTATAGCGTCCGGGCGGGCCGGGCTCCCCATATACGGGGATAAGGGTGGACATCGTGTAGCCGGGCCATCCCTCTCCGGTATGGTGAAATACACAGAGAGGTATCGTCCAGTCATGCCCAGCCCGGTAATGTCCCTTCAGCAGATGGTGAATCTGAGCCTCAGACCGAACCCCACGCTTCCTGCAGGCTATACATCCAATCTCATAGAGCCTCTTAAATCTCGCCTGCTGCTCTTTCGTGGGGCCCGGTGCTTTGCTATGCATGGCTTAGATGCAGCCGCCGTTTGCAAAGTCTTTAACGCAAATGCCCAGCTGGCGCTTGCGCATATCGTCCTGCTGCTTCTTAAGGATGCGATTATTTTCCCGCTGCAGCCTCAAAAGCTCCTGCTGCTGGCGTTGCTGCTCCCGCTGCTGCTGTTGCTGCCTCCAGCTATCTTGCTGGCTGTAGCCCCGATAAGGCTCTGGCGGGATGTACTGCGCTGCGGCTGTGTTAGCCAGCATCATTGCTGTCATTGTGATAAGTAGGTTCTTCATTATTACGCCCCTTGAGTGGTTGGCAGTGTTTTGAGCTTCAGTACGGTCAGCAGCTCTGCCTCTGAGCCACCAAAGTAGTCCTCGACTAGATAGCCGTTAGCTACCAGCGACCGGGCATTCATTCCGTTGTATATAAACATAAATACAAAATGGGAAAGCCCAAGCGTCATGCAGTGCAGTACCACTATGATAAGCAGGTTCTTCCAGTCTCCGCGTAGCAGCGGAACGAACCATCCAAAGAAAAAGAATGTCCAAGAGAAGCCGGTCGGGATGGTGGCCGCCTTGCCGTTGTGTGGATTTTTAAATGAAACGTTCATAGTCATGTTACTCCGTGTGTTTTTGTGTGGTTAAATTTGTTTAGAGCCTTCCATACAGGCTTTATAAACTTCATCTTCAAGTCGGCCACGGTCTGCAGTAGCCATGCTTGGGTCGGTGCGTATCAGGAAAGCTGCTGTCAGATACCAGTCCAGAACGTCAGGGGATTCCCAAAGTTCCGTGTCGATAATTCTGTCCGCTAGGTATTTAGCCCACTCTCCCTCATCAGACAGGGCTTGGCTCTTTTCCAGCAATGTGCCTGCGCCCAGTGCTATAAGCTGGCATCCTTCCGTACTCGCCTGAACCGGCGCGGTCAGCGCCAGCATCGTCAGTGTTATCAGTAATTTTTTCATCGTCATGTCCCGTTATCTCAAAATATCAGGGCTATTACGCCCAACCAAAATGCAATTATTAAACCGCCAAATACCAATACGCGGCCTCCCTCTGTTCCTAGCAGTAGTGCTAGGACTATCAAAATTATAATTAATGTCATGCTGCTGCCCGTTCCAAGTCGCTTATAAGCCGGGTAAGGCGGGTATATTCGGCGTTCTCCCGACTGAGGCGTGAGGCATGGCTTCCGAGTGAAGCCCGTTTTTTTCGCAAAATTTTAGCGATATAAATTGAGTCTGATTTGTTCATTTCTCTATCTCCTTAACTCTTTAAAAACCAAACATTCAAAAGATCGGCCAGTTCTTTGGGGCTGCTGGGCATCTCGTGGGATGCTACGGAATCTATCCGGCATCCGGCGTTAATCAGGTTCTCTACGACCTCGCCTCGATCTGCTGTAGCCGTGGAGCAAGCTCGGCCCTCGTGATTTGTATAACTAATAACTGTAACCGTCTTCATGGTGATTCCTTTATTTACGTGTTTAGTTAATATGGGTTCACTATACCACCGCTGGAATAATATGCAAGCTATCTGGGAAAAATATGCGTGGTGCTCTGGTCTACCCAGCCACGCGCTGGGCCATGACAACCGCCAGAACTCGGTTGAGGTACGGTTACCGGGCCTCACGGGCCTCCTGAGCCTCTGTGTGGGCCTCTGTGTGGATAATGCCCACCAGTACCCGAAATGCTGCTGCGGCAAGCAGGGCAGCTAAAAATAGGCCCCTGAGGTCGCCCTGAAACATATTAGCCATCACGCCGGCCACATAGACCGCCAGCACACACGCAACAATCCATTTATTCTGCTTGATCAGGCCGAATATCATCGTCCCCACAATAATCGCTGTAATTGGTGTATACAGCCAGTTACCCACAATTATGCTGCCCGGTATGAATACCACCGCTGCTGCTATATGGTGAACCACCAGCAGGATGGTTAGCGCCTCGCCCAGTCTGTCCTTTTCCATAACCTTACCCATTCCAGTTTGAATAATAGCTCAACAGTTCTTCTTCCAATCCTGCTTTAGTCATGTGGGGCAGGAACATTTCTAATATCTTGGTGGTGACCTTGTCGAAAAGCACCTCAAACTCATCCTTGTCCATACTGGCGTAGCTCATGCTCTTGGGGTATTTCAGAACTCGCTCAGTCCATTTTCCTGTCTCTGGGTGCTTAAAGTAGTTCAGGTGAGTATCAACATATCCCGTCTTAAGCATAAGGTCTTTTCTTAGATGCTCCACAGATTTATATAACTCTTGATTTTCCCAAACCATAGTCAGTAAGCAAAAGAATAAAGCGTGTTGTTTGGCGTTCCTGTTTTTGCGAGTCTTTTTAAACCCAACAATATCACCTGCTTTATATTTGCCAAGCACCTCGGCATCCTGTGGCGTGACCGGCCTCCAGTCTCCATTAAGCCTCCGCATCATTTGAGGGTTACTCATCGGCTTGCTCCTTTAACAGATCATCGCGCCGCTGCCTAAACTCGCTACCACTCATACCTGTGTGGTAGTCATGTGACGTATGTTCCAGCAACAGCTTTGATTCGTCCAGTTTGGCGCGGAGTTCTTCCCTATCTTTAGCCCAATTATCAGCGATAGATTGCCATAGCTTCAGCTCTCTATCCTTCGCATCCAGTTCTGCGGCTTGCTGGTCGTATGCGGTGAGCAGTTCGGCTATTTCGTCATTAGCCGCTTCGAGCATTTTCTGTAGAGAAATGTCCACGGCGGGCTGGTCTGACCGCGCTTCCTTGAGGGCAGCCTTTAGTTTGCCTCGGTCACAGTTACAGAACCCGATTAACGCCAGATGCCGTTTAAGATTGCACGTTGGCTCGCACTCTATCTCTGCTATCTGTTCAGGTGTCATTGGCTTGCTCCAGTTCTTTGGTTGCGCCTGTTTTTTTTGCCAGATCATTCAAGTGCATACACAAGGTGAACCCTGTGCTTCTGTGCTCGCGCTTACCAACCACCTCGCCAGTATCCCGGTTAACAATGTTGTAATGGTTCGGGCCTACATGAAAAAGACCGAACCTTCCGCTAGACGCTTTAAGCGTTCCCTCTATGCTTTTCATTGTGCAACCTCTTCGTAGCCTGCTGCGATATGAATCTGCTTGTCCATTGCAACGAGCGCATCCTGCGTGTCTTTCAGCACCCGCGCGCACTCGGTCTGTATGGCATCTGCCATAGCGTCGTAATCCCACCCGTCGTTCTCGTCGTCATAGACGACCTCAACCGTGAACGGGATGCGTTCATACAGATACCAGTCATCGCCTGTCCAGTCTCCAGACAGTCCGGCGCAGCACACAATATCCTGCGCCACCTCCAGATAAGCCTCTTCACCAGCCACGGTCTTACCGATGTGCGCAATGCAATGGATGTGGGTATCGGTCACCTCCCGCACCTCGGCTCCCTGCTGACCGCAAGGCTCAAGGTCTGCGTCTTTACCTGTGATGCACAGGTGCAACGGTTCCCAGTCCCACCTGCGGGTGCTGTACCCGGCGCATGTATCTAGCAGTTCGTCCATGTCCGGGCCGGTAAAGCCACACAGATGGTTGTCTGGATCAAGGTAGCTGTTATTTGGGTTTGCCATGTCGTTGCGTCCTTTATTTACGTGTTTAGTTAATATAGGCCCACTGTACCAGCTCTGGAATAATATGCAAGCTATTCGCAATAATTGCTCTCTATCGGGTTGGCCTCCATAGCGTCAAAGGCTGTGGGCTTTGTGTGCCACCTGCCTCCGGGTGTTGCGCTGCCGCCAACATCATAGTTCCAGAAAAAGTAGTCCACATGAAGTCGCTCCTCTGCATAGACTATCAGCTCGTCCGGTTGCCATACGGCGCTCGACCCATTCGGGAAGTAGGCACTATACGCCCCGGCTGTGCTGTTATTTACATGGGCAGGCTCGTCAGCCTTCTGGGAATCGTACTGTGCTGCCGTAAATAACCCGACACGGCCCTTAAATGTGCGGTGAACCGGATATACGCCTTCTGGCAGTTCTGCCCTCTCTGGCAAAATATCGGGGTGACCATACACAATCCCGTGCATTTCAGCGCCTGCCGCTATCTGCTCCAGATATGGAATCCGGGAAGTGCCGCCCATGCCGCTGATCGAATTGGCGTACTGGAATATCTGCCAGTTAGGGAGGTTTTGCCTAGCGTTGGCAAGTGTCGCAATCATCTGGTCAACATACAGTTGCGGGGTGTAGCCGTTGTCATTCAGATAATTTCCGGCGTTGGGTTGATACCAACCAAGCCCCAGCGAGGTTTCCTGATATGCTATTCCCTCTATCAGAGGATAATCGCTCACGCCATTAGTCTCGGTATGAAACTCAGCGGCCATAGCCTGATGCAGGCTGTACTTTGACCAGACCGGTATCTGGCTCCATCTGTGGGCAGTCTCGCAGGTTGCGCATGAGCTATTAATTCCCTTGTCAGCACCCAAAAATGCCGGGACAAATCCATCGGACGCTTTAAAGTCCCTATCCATTATCTTATAGATAATCCGGTGTCCGTTGGCCTCTGCCGCCGTGTACCAGCTATGCATACCCGCCCAGTTGTATTCAAACGGGCCGTTAGGGGTGCTCTGTATGCTGCTCCACCCAAGCTCGACAATGATTCCATCCACTGCTGGGCCATCGACATACGTCCCATAGTTGGCTGGAGTCATCCATTGTGGAAGCTGGACGTAATGGCCCGGATTACAGACCCGGCTTGCTTGTACTGGTGTCCACAGAAGTGTCGCCAGAATCATCGATATTAGAAACCGCATAGATATAACCCTCTGGTATTGTGAATGGCCCAACCGGCAATTTAACAGGGCGGTTATTGTAGTCCGCGCCGCCGCTAAGAGCCAGAAGCCCAAATATAATCACGATGGTTTTCATTCAACCACCTCAAAATCCTCGCACTCAAAACAGGGCGCTCTATATGTAGCGTCCTCGTCAGGCTCAGAAACCAGTTCCGGCTTGCCGATGTTCTCACTTCCGCAATTTTTACATTTCATGCTGCCGTATCCTCTTGAACACTTCCGTTGCTTCATCATTCCCGATCTGAGCGTGGCCAATTTCCTCAGATAGCCCATAACTTTCCATGAAGCTCTTTTTCAGCCAATGCTGCTGGCTATACGGGGTGGTGCAAATCATACGCCACCCGCCAATTGCGGTTAGCGCCCTTTGAGTCGCCGGGTCACTGATCGGAGGGGCTTTATATGTGCTGTACTCTCCGATGCTTTCAACGAGATAGACCCACTCGCTTTCAGCCCTTGCCTCGCGGCTACCAATTGCCGCCTGATATATCTCTCCCGGCCTCGGCATGAAGGCCAGCGACCTTTTATCACGACCGTCACCTCTCATCAGGGCCATGCAAGCCTCCATAACTTTGCCCGCAGGCAGTGGATGCAGTACTGCAAAGTAAGCCGCTATAAGCTCTGGGGACGGTTCTTTTTCAAAAGTCAAAAACAGCGGGGCAAGCGCCTGTGCTAATTCTATCTTAGTCATTATTTAAAAACCTCTGCATTGCGTCATTGATTCCTGCAGCCACGTTGCCGGGTTGCCGGGTTGATTTTTTAGGATATAAGCCGTTCCAGTTCTTTCGGATTGCCTCGTCTACAGCAGCGGCCTGCGTTTCATAGTCATAGCTGGCCAGCTCCTTCGCGCCTCGATTACTTGCGTACCGGGGTAGCCTCCGCGCCTTCCGGTATTCAATCCAATCACTCCACGCCTCCGTATTGAGCCCCATGATTCCGGGGTCATTCTGGTCAAAGTCGGGTTTGCTGCGTTTTGTTTTCACCGGGGCAGGTAGTGCACTAGTGCTCTGCAGCAGCTTGTAGGCGTTGGGTTTTCCGGGGGAGGTGATTTTCTCAACAATGCCGTTGTCATGCATGGCCTGCAGGTTATTTATGGCTGTTCGCCTGCTCATCCCGCTATATGCGGCTATCTGGTCGATGCTGGCAGTGCTTAAACCTGTTTTTCCATCTGCGTGGTGGGCCAACACCAGCGCCAGTAGTTTGTGCAGTGGTTTTAAATCGCTCTGGTTTATCGCCCAGATGAATGTGCTCTCAATTGTCATATTGCTCTCCGTGTGTGGGGTGCATATTAGTACCTCGGTGCATTCTGAATATCAAGTCTGAAAAACCTCCATAATAATTAATCCATAGGAATCATTTAGAGACGCTATAAGCAAGCATACCTATGACCCAAACACTGGGATGACATTAGAACCGACCAACATATTCCTGCTCGTTACCTTTTTTTGTTCGGAGTGCTAACTCCATCGGGGGTGGTTAAGGCCGAAAATCCACACTGCATTTAATTTGCTGTTTAACGAGTAGTCTTACTGCTGTTTTGCCAAAAGGGTGCGTCTCTAATTCCCCTGCTGGTCGGTGGCCTGTGGGTAGACCAGCCCTTTTTCACGCAGATTTTATGAACAGAACCTATCTGCGAGGGTTACATGCGGAAAGATTTGACAGGGAGCGGGCAGGTCTGAGATTATTCAGTCTTGCCGGATGTCCCCTGCTAAGAGTCTTTCCGGTTCAGCGGCCTGCCTATCTGGTGGGCCGCTTTCATTTAAGATACGCCTAGTCCATCTGGATAGCAAGGCCATTACAAAAAAACTGACGGCTAAATTAGCCCCCTGACGGCCTTTTGTGTATATGGGTGGTACATAGGGGCCAGATATGCAGTAAAAGCCCGTGACGGGCTAATCTGGGCCTTGTGGAGTTATTTGCGGAGGTAATACTCCACCGCTAGGCACACTGCAGCCACCAGCAGGCATCCTGCGCCCAGTAGTGCAGAAAACAGCAGTAGTGCCATTAGAGCACCCCTTGATACCGTTCTGGCACTTCCTCGTAGCCGCTGTGCGACATGACATTTAGTCCTTTTTGTACTCGTGGCGACCTGCCACTGTTGGAGTCATATATAGCAGGCGCTCCAGTTTCTTACCAACGGAATACTTCATCTGCTGGCCCCGGTTCATTACCCGCCACAGGTCAACATATCGGATTCCCGATGTTCGGGCGATTGCCGCGTAGCGCCACCCACGATCTAGTAGTTCCTGAATTAGCTGCTGCTCAGTGTTTATAGTGTCCATAATTTCCTCACTTATTTATTTATTTTTTTTACTATACCACACTTGCTATTCTCGATGCAGCCGGTATACTAGGCATTCCTGAAGTAAATACAGACCACGGAGAGACAGATGGATAACTACCCAGCAGGCGTATCAGACGCGGATTTTGATGCAGCCGACCAGCATGAACCTAGCCAGACCGACTTGGTCATCTTTGCCCTTAACCAGAAGAACGCTAAAAGCGTTGTCATCGAGGCCGTAGCGGACGCGATAGCTGGCCTTGATGATAATGAGGCGGCGATTTTTGCCTATAGCCTTATCCTGACAAAATCAAAAAGCGACATTGACCAGAAGGTCGCCCGAAACATTCAAACCGAACTGAGCAGCCAGTACTGGCGCGACCTGTATGTGGCAGAGGATAGCGAATAATGGATATTACGACAGTAGGTAACGATTGGGTTCAGGTCGATGTTGATGAGGTTGCTCATGTACGTTTTGGCCTCCCCCGCGATCTGGGCAACGGCTTCACCAGCCAGTGGCTATATGTAGAAACAGAGACGGGCCAGAGTGTGGCGGTACAGATGAAAACCAAAAAAGGTCTAAAGACCGTGCCAATAATCGAGAGACACCTCCCACCAGAGGCTGACTTCTAATGAGCCTCACAGAGACAGCCAAAGAGATAGTTCTGGATGCGCTATCACCGGATTGGAGGGATAAGTTTTTTGAGGTGGATTTTCCATTTATTGTATCCGACCCGGACAGAGCACTAGATTTTTTCAAACCCAGTGACGATCAGGTCACCGGCATACTTAAAGAGGCAGGATATTTTGAGCAATTTTGAACAATTAGCCGCTATAGACGTTAGTGCGCACACACAGAAAAAAGGGCAATTCACTTATCTGGCGTGGACTTTCGCTCACGCGGAACTGGCGAAGCGCGACCCGGAGTACACATACTGGTCGCATGACTTCCCGGCAGACTCAGAGGGCGTAATTAAATACCCATACCTGCCAACACCTGCAGGATGCTTTGTGCGGGTAACGGTGAAGTTTGAAGGCAAGGAATGGGCAGAGACGTTGCCGGTATTGGACTTTAAGAATAAGACGGTGAGCGCCACTGACGTTACGGCGATGGATATAAACACCGCGACCAAGCGTTGCTTTGTAAAAGCCGCAGCACACTTTGGCATTGGCCTTCATATATATCAGGGCTTGGATGCCCCGCCAGAGCCGGACATTACCAATATGCCCGCGCATCAGGTGATTATGAAGGGCGGTAAGTTTGACGGCTTCACACTTGGCGAACTGGCTACAAAGGCGGGACGCGCTGGATTGGGCCATGTTCGCTGGCTGACTACTCAGCAAGGCGATTTAGCAGAAAAGGCTAAAGAGGTATGGGAAAGTCACCGGCCTGAACTGAGTGACGATGAAGTTACGGACGAACTTGCTGATATTGAGAGCCTAGACGAGCTAACCGGCCTGTGGCGTTGCCTCACAAAAGAGCAAGAGCCGAACTTCCAATTGGCATTTGCAGCAGTAAAAGATGATTTAAAGGCAGCCCTTCCAAAGCGGGACGGCGAGAATAATAGAGGATAAGAGAATGAGATTAGTAAAAACATACAGAGCAGTACCCCATGATTCTGACTGGGGTGTGTGGGGTGCAGCTAAGTCGATTAAGGTCAGGCTGACCAAGAGTGGAGTAATCCGGGCGAGTGGAATCATGTCGAACTCTGGGCACTACGCGGTAGAGCTCACCAGAGGTGAAGCGCAGAGAATTGGCGAACACGCCGGCCTCATTAGCCACCGCACAGCTAGGACTATCTACAGCGTGGCGAATGATAAGCCGGAGGGCTACGTCCACCTAGAGAAGCAGCCACCAGCAGACTATGAGCGAATAGCGCCCAAACCACGCCCCAGCAGAATGCCGATTGTGATCGGGCTGGCAGTAGGATTTTTAACAGGACTTTTGATTGGAGTAGCATTATGAGTCGCGGAGTCAACGTAGTAATAATTGTGGGTAATCTGGTTGCAGACCCTGAAACAGCATTCACCACATCGGGGTTGCAAGTTAGCAAGTTCCGGGTGGCGGTGAATACAAAGAAGGGAACTAACGAGCGCACCATATTCAGGAACGCAGTCTGCTTTGGGGCATTGGCAGAAATTGTTGATAAGTACCTCAAAAAAGGCTCTAAGGTCTACCTATCCGGGGAGGCCAATGATTCCAACTGGGAAGATAAAGACGGAAACAAGCGTTTTAGCACAGAGGTTGTGGTAGAGCAGATGAATATGCTGGACAGTAAAGACAACAGTTATAAAGAATCTACTGCGCCAGCAGCTTCAAAAGAGGAAACCCCACTGGCTCCACCGCCAATGGATGATATTCCTTTTTAAGCAAGCTCCCCGGTTACAGCCGGGTTTTGTGGAGTGGCGACTCCACCGTTAAGTCGCCACTCCAGTTTTTTTTGGAGAGCAGTATGCTGTATCCCACAATTGGATGGCTAATAGCCGCAGTAATCACATGGGCTATCGGACTCTATTTGTATTCGGAGTACTTTGACGATGAGTAAGGGCGAGGATGATTTTGAACTCCTTCTGGAGGCTCATGGGATGGAAGGCTGGGAGCGCGAGTATCGATTTGCACCACCCAGACGATGGAGGGCCGACTTCTGCCACCATGACGCTATGGTACTGGTTGAGATAGAGGGTGGAACTTGGGTCGG